ACAGTCTTAAGATCAGTGAGGATTTAAGGGAGTTCGTAACTAAGCTTTCCAGCGATATCACCGAATCTATTCAAGACCGCAACGAATGGGAATCTCGCCAAGACGACTATGAGCGTAAACGTTATGGGATTCGTTCCAAGAAAAACTTTCCTTGGGTCGGTGCCGCTAACTTCGTCCTCCCCCAAATCGACTCCGATATAAACCGCCTGAAGCCCAGCTACATCAACCTCGCCTTCGGCATCAGCCCAATTGTTCTGTTTGAGCCATTCGGTCCTGAAGACGTAGACCCCGCAATGAAGCGCGAGCATCTTTTTGACTGGAGGGTGCGCACCCAAGTACCACTCTTCAAGGAATACTGTCTTGGCGTTGATTATGCCCTCTCTCGCGGCTTTACCATCTTTAAGACCTCTTGGAGGTTTGAGACACGCACCTATGTTAAGTACTTGGACCTCTCCGAGCTAGACTCCAACATTGTAGACGCAATGTTCATGCCAGAGGTTAATGATGACATCCTCTTTCACATCGTATCCGAGGCTATGACCCCCGACCTAACCTTCCAAGAGAACGTGGATGCTATCAAAGAGGCGGTGCAAGAGTTCCGTGAGGGAAAAACCAGCTTTGAACTAACCTTTGTAGAGAAAGCCGCCAATCACGCTGACGTAAAGGCTCTTGATCCAAGAGATGAGGTTAGCTTTCCTGTTGGTACCTGTGACATACAAAAAGCCAGCTTTATTGACCAACGTTTCTGGGCCTCTAAGAACGACATTAAGATGGCTATGAAGGTTGGTAAGTATAAGAAGTATAGTGATGATGATATTGACTCTTGGACATCTAAGTCTGACCAGCGCACTATGGCTGATACTTTAAAGGCCGTTAGGGATGGCGTAACTATCGACTCTCGCCAAGACAACATGATTTACATGCATGAGACTTGTACTTGGTATGACGTAAATGATGATGGCATCTTGGAGAAGGTCATTATCACTTGGCCTGATAGTGACCCATCCGCAATCCTACGTTTCATCGAAAATCCATACGACCATGGACAATTTCCCTATACGGTCGTTAGACGCGAGATGAATGATGGAGAAATCCTTAGCTCCCGTGGTATTGCCGCCCTAGATGACGACTTCCAAACCGGTATCTCTACCCTATTCAATCAAGACATCGACTACGGGACAATCATGAACACCCCGACTGTCGTGACGAGGAAGAACTCGGTGAAGAACCTCCGCAATCTTCGCTATGTACCTGGGCAGGTTGTAGAGACAGAGAATGGGGCAGCCGACTACAATGTTATCCAAAACTCCAACATGGGTCAGGTCAACAAGTTCAACTCTATGCAGTACTTAAAAGCTTGGAGTAATGAGCGCATTGGCAACATAGCTGCGGCGGTAAGCTCTGCCAACAATGCCCCAGGTCAAGGACCACAAGGTCAAAAGACCGCCCGTGAGGTTGGTGCCATTGAGGGTCAGGCGGGTCAACTTCAGTCCATGGACCTCCTCGTCTGGCAGAACCAAATGGCTGATGTCTATTATCAGATAGATGCCCTCTACCAACAGTTTGGCAATGAGGAAGAGTCGTTTATCACCAATGAAGGTCCAATGAAGCTTACTCGTCAAGAAGTGCAGGGTAAGTTTAACATGGTGCCGAATGGCAAGCTTGATAACACTAACCCCATGTTTAGGGCGCAAAAGACCTTAGCTCTCCTCCAGATGTTTGCCCAAGACCCTCAGGTAAATCAATACGAACTGAAGAAACTTTATCTCAATGAGGTTGACCCGCGCATAACTCGTCGTGTCCTATTTACCCCTGAGCAGATTCAGCAGAACGCCCAGATTGCTGCGCAACAACAAGCCCAAGCTGAGGCCGCTGAACTTCAGAAGCAAGCGGGTGTCAGACGCATTTCTGATGCTATGGAGTTGGATAAAGAGCGTAAGTTGGCTATTATTCAAGGCAAAAAATATGACGTTGGATAAACGTAAACCAGGTCGCCCTAGGAAGACCTCTTCTGACTCCGCCATCGAGGAGCGCATAGCCGGTGCGGGCAGAGGCTCCATTCAAGAGATAGTCTACTTGGGTGAGTTGGTAGAGAATACCCTGAAGGGTGAGTTCGGAGCCATTATCAAGTGCTTGACCGCAGGTAGAGTCAGCGAGGAACTTAACAAGTCCAAGGATGGAAAACTCTCAGCTGACCGAATCCTAGGCCGCCTTGAGATGGCTGAATCCCTTTGGAATGACCTAGAACAATTCGTCTTAGACAAAGACCGTCTATTGGCTGAAAAGCGAGAGGACAAACAAGATGTTCACCTTGTCTCGTCGCCTGAGTAAGCCGCAAGTTTCCGTTACAGCGTCGTCCCCAAAGACGTTTAAACTTGAGGGAGCCTTGGTCTCCTTAAACCATGTCATCGCTGTGACCGCACCTTGGGGGCGTAATCCCATGAGACAAGTGAGGTAGATATGGCAGGAGTCGTTGAAAACAAACCGTCAACAGAACAACGGGAAGCGGCAGCTCAGGATACAAGGCAAATGGAATCAGCCTTGCTCCAAAAGCTCACTTCCACTTTTGACCCAACCGCTGGACTAGTAGGTGATATTGACAAGGCGATTAAGAAGGAGTCAGCTCCTGAACCAGTTGAGGAAGAATCAGTTGAACAGCCTGAAACAGACGAAACAACCGATGCTACTTCGCTGGAAGATAAGTCTGATTCTGAAGATGCTGATGGTGAGGAATCTCCTAAAGCATCCGAAGAGGAAGATGAGGACTTAATCCCCAAGTCAAAGGTCCAGAAGCGTATTGATGAATTGACCCGTGAGAAACGGCGGCTTGAGGCTGAGCTTAGTAAGACTAAAAGGGACTACGAGGAAAAGTCCTCAACCAAGAAAGACCCTGATCTTGAGAAGCTTGAAGCTATGACTGTTGAAGAGCTTCGAGCAGTCAAGAAACAAGTCAGACTTGCTCAGATTCAAGCGCACGATGACCCTGCAAAAGTAGGCGAGCTTATGGAATTGGAAGATAAGATTGAGTCAGTCGCCCAGACTGCCCCAGAACGATTCCAAAAAACCCAAGTCACTCGCTTCTACGATGCTGTGGAACAGACGAAGGCTGAACTAGGTGAGGATTTTGAGAAGTCAGGTGACAGCATTTTTAAATATGCCCAAACCATATTTAACTCTGCGCCTGAGCTTAAATCCAATCCTAATGGTCAGGCTCGTGCTTGGTCTCTCGCCGTTGAACACTACAAAGAATTGTCCAAAATCTCCACGGGTAAGTCAAAAGTGAGTGAGCTTGAAAGGCAGGTAAATACGTTGAAGAAGAAAGTCAGTCTCGATAGTACGAGCGTCAAGGGTAACACTAAGGCAAACGACGATGCGAAAGCATTTCGTGTCGCCAAACATGGGAGCCTTGACCAAAAGATGGACTTCTTTAAGCGTAAGCTGGGAACAGATAACTTGATACCCGACGAGTACCGACAGTCCCGATAGGAGTCCAAAATGGCTAGTACGCAAGTTAATACCTACTTTGCAAAGGGCAACCGCGAGGGACTTACCTCCCAAGTGGCTGAGCTTTTTGCCGACGAGGTTCCGTTCTTCGCAATGGCACGTAAAGAGTCCGCAATTTCAACTAAGCACGAGTGGCAGACGGATAGCTTGGCTTCCCCTTCCACCACGGCAATTGTTGAAGGTGCGTCGCTCTCTTACGCCCAGGCTGCTACCCGCACCCGCAAGTCCAACTATTGCCACATTCGTCTACGCAACTGGGATGTGACCTTCACCCAGATGGCGGTTGAGACGGCTGGCATTAGTGATGCTGTGGCCCGTGAAGTTATGAAAGCAATGAAGGCTATCCTTACCGACTACGACAAAATCTTCCTCAACACGGGTAACACCGCTGTTGGTGCGACGAACACTGCTCGTAAGGCTATGGGTATCCAGAAGGCTATCGTGACTAACACTGCGGTTGGTACCGGTACTGGTAACTCTGCTGTCATCCAGCTTACTGAAGACAACGTTAACACGTTGCTTAAGAAAATCTGGAACCAAGGCGGCGACCCTAGAGCTCTCTTCTGCGGTGGTCACAATAAGATGGTTATTTCCAAGAAGTTCTCCGCTAAGACCGGCTTCACTTGGAACGTCGAGGCCTCCGCTCGCACGGCCATCGCCAACGTGAACAAGTACGAAGGCAGCTTCGGTACGCTCGACATCATCCCCGACCGTCAGCACATGACGAAGCGCATCACCATCGTTACCCCTGAACTGATTCGTGTTGCGATCCTTCGCGACATCCAGCAGTACAAGGGTGCGGCGACTGCCTCGTCAATCAAGGGCTGGGTCGAAGGCGAAATGACGTTGAACTATGGTAACGAGAAAGCGCACGCCAAGCACTCGTATCTTAAGAGCGGCGGCGTGATTTCTTGACCCTAGTTAAGTAATATGGAAAACTCCAACCTCCTCACAATGGATTCAACAACCCTGATGGAACAAATCAGGAATGAAGCAGCCCGCCGTGTTGTCCTAAAAGGCAACGTGCGAGGCATGATGGCATTTCTTGACCTCTTGGTTCAAGAGTCTATTGTGGTGTGGTTGGAGTTCTTCCCAGAGATTTGCGCTGAGGTGCGGAAGCTCAACCATAATAAGCAGAAGCTTCTTATGGAAGTAACTCAGAAGGGTAAGTATACAGAGTCTTATGGGTGGAGCGAAAACCACGAGTTTCAGTTCCAGTACGAATACACCCCTGAGCTATACTACTTTA